GTGATTATTCTGAGGAATGGAAACGCACCAAAGGCAGAATGATCAACGGCCTAATCAAAATGAAGGATACCCAAGATGCCTAGCACCTCAAAGAAACAAGAGAAATTCATGGCGGCAGCGGCGCATAACCCCAAATTTGCAAAGATGGCGGGTATTCCTGTAAAAGTAGCCAAGGAATACAACAAAGCCGATCAAGCTAAAAAACCCGTAAAAAATGGCTGATTACAGAGATTTGGCAGCGGCTTTAGGTGCTGGGTATGGTCAAGATACCGGGCCGATAACCGCTGACACATTGCAAACCTTAAAAAGTGGGTACAGATCACCCAACTTTTTGGGAATGCTTGCCGACATAGGGCGGGGGTCTTTGAGTAATCTGGAATCGTTGGTTAGGGGTGGTGTGGCCCAAGTGCCGGGAACTGCTGGAGACATAGAGGCATTGGCCCGAATGGGGCTAAACAAGTCTTTTGGGGCTGGCGGGGTAAACGTCAACCAAGAGACAGCATTGCCAACCACAGCAGACATAATGAAGATGCTGCCCCAAAGAATGACTCAAACAAGGCCCGAAACGGCTGGCATGGAGGAATTGGGCACAGTCATAGGGCCGGGGCTAGGAAAAGCCGTTAAACCCTTGGCAAAGGCTTATGCTAATTTGGCTTTGGAAGACATTGCAATGGCAAGCACAGGCCAACCCACCAGATCATTGCTGGGGGACATTACGCCCAAGCCTTTGATGCTGGATGTTTACCACGGCACACCGCACACATTGCCACCAACTGAGCGCAACCCATTGGGTGAGTTTGACGCATCCAAGATTAATACTGGCGAGGGCAATCAAGCGTTTGGCTATGGAATTTATACCGCTGAAGCACGGGCCAAGACGTTGGCAAGCGGTGGAAAGTCAATCATTGAGCAGTTAGCCGAGCATTTGGGCATGAGCAAATTGGCAATAGTCCCCGAGATTGGGGTGCAAGACGGCATCCAAGCGGTGCGGATGGTGCTACCCCGGTGCTGGTTTGATCCAAGCTGTGATGAGGGGCTAGAGGCGCTGAGACAATATCAGCGGGAATATGATGAAGACAAAAAGGCTTTTCGACAAAATCCCCGCCATGACTGGTGTTCGCACCCCGCAGATGCCTTTAGAATGCTTGCAGTAGCCTATAAAGCCGAGGCTAAAGACGAAAGACCGCCCAAGGGCAAGACCCTACAAACCATCACACTTGATGAACTGTGGGACTTTGAGACTGAATATAGACAGGAGCAGCGAATATGAGCCAGCCAGTAGCAGAAGTAGGTGGATACAAAAACATCACAGCAACGGGCGCGGTCACTCCCGGCCCATGTCAGTTGATTGGGTTTTACGTCAACAGCACCACGATTGGCACATTGGTGCTACGCAATGGCGGCGCAAGCGGTGAGGTAATGTCCGGCACGATTACCCCGGCGATTGGGTTTCACCGATTTCCCGCCAACGTTGGTGTAAGCCTGTATGCCACGATTGCTGGCACGGCCTTAGATGTGACATTCTTCTTTGCAGCGGGTAGCTGATGGCATCCTACGAAGACGCATACGAGGGGGAAGACCCCGGCCCGTTTTGGCATGACCAGATCGAAAAAGCTACCAAGATTTTCGACAAATGGGAAAAGCGCGGACACAAGGTAGTCAAACGCTATAGGGATGAGCGCGATGCGGTAGAGATGCCGCGCATGAAGTTCAACATCCTTTGGTCAAACATCCAAGTGCTGTTTCCAGCGCTGTATGGCAGACAAGCCAAGCCCGAGGTTTCTCGGCGCTACATGGATCAAGACCCCGTAGGCCGTTTGGCCTCAACAATGCTTGAGCGCGTCATGGAGTACGAGGTTACCCAATTTGGGGACTTTGACGCTGCCATGCAAGGCGCGGTGCAAGACCGATTGCTACCGGGACGGGGCACGGCGTGGATTCGCTACGAGCCGATCATTACCGGGCCAGAGCCAACCGAGTACATGGGTGAGGTTGAGGCCGATGAAGGCGCAACCATCACAAATGCCGAGGAAATAGAACAGATTGATGCGGCGCACAGCCCCATTGATTACGTCTATTGGTGCGACTTTATCCACAGTCCTGCCCGTACATGGGATGAGGTCTGGTGGGTTGCCCGTGCGGTCTACATGACCAAAGAAGAGGGTATAGAGCGCTTTGGGGATGTGTTTAGAAACGTGGGGATGACCTCCGAAAACACAGACATGGACGGCAAGAACCCCCAGACCGCCAAACAGGGTTACGACAAAAAAGCCAAGGTTTACGAGATTTGGAACAAGCGCACTATGAAAGTGTGCTGGGTTGCCAAGGGTTATCCACAGGCTTTAGATGAGCGTGATGACCCGTTGGAACTAGAAGAATTCTTCCCATGCCCCCGGCCTTTGCTGGCAACCACCACCACCGGGACAATGATTCCCGTGCCGGATTTTTGTCAATATGAAGATCAAGCCCAAGAACTTGATAACCTGACTCAGCGCATATTCTTGCTTACAAAAGCCTGTAAAGCGGTTGGTGTGTTTAATGCCGAATTTAAGGAATTGGGCCGACTGTTTACCGAAGGGGTGGACAACAAGCTATTCCCGGTGACGGGTTGGGCCGCAATGAGCGAAAAGGGCGGTCTGAAGGGTGCTATCAATATGATGGACACCACTCAGATCGTTGCTACGCTGGCGCAGTTATACGGGGCGCGGGAACAGGTCAAGCAGATCATTTATGAGATTTGCGGCATCAGCGACATTTTGCGGGGCGCAAGCAAAGCCCAAGAAACGCTGGGCGCACAACAGCTAAAAGCCAACTTTGGCAGCTTGCGGTTAAAGAGCGCCCAAGGCGATGTGGCCCGGTTTGCGTCTGACATATTCAAGCTCAAAGCGCAGATTATCTGTAAGTTTTACCCGCCTGAGTTGATTGTGGAAATGTCTGGGGTGATGAATACTCCAGAGGGCCAAGACCCGCAATTGTTGCAAGCCGCCATCCAGATGCTGTCCAGCGGGACGATTCGGGATTACCACATAACTGTGGAGAGCGATTCCCTTGCCCAGATTGATGACCAAGCTGAAAAGCAAAACGCACAAGAGGCAATTGGTGCTATCGGTGGGTTCTTGCAAAACACTTTGCCGATGGTGCAAGGTGCGCCCGAATTGTTGCCTATGGCCTCTGAGATGCTTTTGTTTATGGTTCGCCGATACCGCGCAGGGCGTGGGTTGGAAAGCGCCATTGAACAGGCCATGAAACAGCTACAGGTCAAGGCGCAACAGGCTATGGCACAGCCCCCGCAAAATCCTGAGATGATGAAGATGCAGGCCGAGCAACAGGCCGAGCAAATGCGGATGCAAGCACAAGCGCAAGGCGAGCAGATGAAAATGCAAGCCGAGATGCAATTGGCACAGGCTAACGCCCAGCTTGAGATGCAAATGCAACAGGCCAAAACCCAAGCGGATATGCAGCTTGAGCAGATGAAAGAGCAATTCCAACAGGCTATGGCTAACCAAGAATTGCAAATCAAAGCCCGAGAGATGCAAGGCCGCGAGGAATATGACCGCTGGAAAGCTGAACTGGATGCGGCAACCCGAATCATGGTGGCCCAGATTGGCGCTAAAGCGGGGCTTGATCAAGCGGCATTGAGCGCACAATTGGCGGCATCTGAGGAAATTGACGCTAACTTAGGTGACGGCATGAGCGAGGCAATTAACCGCCTAGCCGATATGCACGGGCAGACGCTGGGACAGATCACCGGGGTAATGCAGGCTATATCTGCACCCAAGCGGATTGTCCGAGGCCCAGATGGTAGAGCAGCGGGTGTTGAGTTGATCACATGAGTCTGGTTCTTCTTGACCGGGTGCGGGAAACCACAACCACAACAGGATCAGGCACATTAACGCTGGATGGGGCGGTTACGGGGTTTCAAGGCTTTTCAGCGCTTGGCAACGGCAACACTACGTATTACACAATCCAAGGCACTACCCAATGGGAGGTAGGCATTGGCACGTATACGGCGGGGACACTTAGCCGAGATACTGTCATCAGTTCGAGCGCTGGCGGGTCAAAGCTGACCCTAACAGACGGGACAAAAGACGTATTTGTAACCCTGCCTGCTGAGAAAACCATCACTTCAATTGCCTCGGCAAATGGAAGCGTGACAGTCACTCAAACAGGATCAGAAGTTAATTTATCGGCGGCAATTGGCAATGTGGTTGGGCCAGCAAGCGCCACAAATCATGCCATTGCAAGGTTTGACGGCACAACGGGTAAGCTGATCCAAAACAGCGGCGTAACCATTGATGACAGCGCAAATGTGGCAAGCGCTAGATCGTTGCAGTTTTCTGGGGCAACGCCATCCACTTTGCCAATTGGGACATTGTGGTTTGATTCGGCAACCGATACGCTGAATTTCAAGCAAAACAACATTACCCAGCAAGTTGGTGAAGAACTGTTTATTTATGGCAGGGCAGACGCTGATATTGTTGATGGACAAGTTATCTATGTAACAGGTTCATGGGGAACTACGGGGGTGGTGACCTTTGCGCCGACCCCTATAGGGTTAACAGACCCTAGCAAGATTATTGGCCTTGCAACCGAGGCAATCACAAAAAACGCATTTGGGCGAATTACTGTGTTTGGCACAGTACACGACTTGTCAACATCACCGGGCTTTGCTGACGGCGATGTGCTTTGGTATGACCCGACTGTGGTGGGTGGATACACAAAAACCCAACCATCCGCGCCCAATATCAAATGCCAAGTGGGTATTGTTACCAAAGCGGCTGGCGGCGCTAATGGGTCAATTGCGGTCAAGGTGATAGCGGGTTCTTCCCTTGGCGGCACAGATTCAAACGTTAAATTTACATCTGTAGCTAATAATGATTTAATCCAATACGACAGCAGTTTGCAATATTGGAAGAATGTCTCAGCGGCTACGGCGGGACTGGTTACCTCGGTATCGGGAACTTCCCCGGTTGCATCATCTGGTGGCGCTACCCCTGCCATTAGCTTATCGTCAGCTTACGGCGACACGCTAAACCCTTACGCTGTCAAAACAGCAAAGTATTTTTTAGCCGCACCCAATGGCGCTGATGGTGTGCCTGTATTTCGATTGATCGTAGCCTCAGACATTCCAACCCTAAACCAAAACACCACGGGCACGGCATCCAATGTCACCGGGACTGTGGCGGTGGCTAACGGCGGTACGGGCGGCACAACCGCAGCAGATGCCAGAACTAACCTTACGGCGGCAAAAAGTGGGGCAAACACAGATATAACCTCGGTAGGCTTGACCACGGGCACAATATCCACAGCCCCAAGCGCCGCGACTGATATTGTCAATAAAACATACGCCGATGGACTGACTGCCAAATGGGGTGCATAAGTGTTTGGATATGCAGCTTTTGCTGAATTACCTTTTGCCACGATAGGCGCGGCGATAGTACCGCCACCCCCCGAGGTCTTGCTGGGTGGACACTTTGGCTTTGATGAGCGCGACAAGGACACAAAACGGGTCAGGGAAGAAGAGGAAAAGCGCCGGGTAAAGATTAAAACGGCACTTTTTGGTTTACCCCCCGAGGAACGGGAACTCATTACCACAGCCCCCGAGCAAACCATCATGCTTGCGGCGCAGACAGAAATAAACTACGATAGAGTCATGCAGGAGATCGCGCAAATATCCGCAAGGATAGAATTTGAGCGAGATGAGCAAGATATTGAGGATTTATTGGAGTTTCTTTGAGAACTACTTGGGTTTATCCATCTGACGGCACAGAGCCGTATGAAAAGCACAATGCACCCATGAACGAGGGTTTAATGGTGTATGGGGACTTTGAGCCATTCCGATCCCCAGATGGGGCAATGATCATGGGCAAGGCCCAATGGCGCGAGCATCTTAAAAGGACAGATTCCATCGAGATGGGCCATTCGGATGTGAAATATGCACAGCAAGAATGGAACAAGAAAAAGGAACAGCACCGAGACCGATTAAAGGGCCAAGTGGCTATGGTTCAAGAATTTGACCGCCCCGGTGCGCCTATTTCTCCGCATAAAATGTCCAACTTAAATGTGGAAATGGCAAATCGGTTGCATAATCGCCCATGCCAGAGCGTAAAGAGATGATTAAAATGACCCTAGACCAAATGAAAAGGATGAGGTAAATGGAAAACGAAGTTGTCGCACCCGACACAGTAGAAACACCAGCACCAGAAACCCCGTCAGTTGAAACGCCAGCGGTTGAAGAACCGCAAAGCCGTGCGGACACTATCCGCGAGGCATTATCTAAAACCCCCACCAATCGGGGTAAACACGCAGCAAGCCAGCCCCGTGAATCCGGCAAGTTTGCGCCTAAAGAACCGAAATTCCCAACCTCTGATGCGCCAACCCGCGCAGAAATGCCCAAGTCATTGCGGCTTGAGTTAAAAGATCATTGGGAAAAAGCCCCGCCCGAACTCCAACAAGCCATTGCCCAGCGTGAGGCCGACTTTGAGCGTGGGATCAATACTTATAAAAGCCGGGATGCCGAGGCACGGGCAATAACTGAGTTATTCCAGCCCTATGAATGGATGCTGAGAAACGAGAATGCAACGCCGGCAACGGCAATCGGGCCATTGCTTCAAACGGCGGCATTGTTGAGAACGGGCACTCCACAACAGAAAAGCCAAGCTGTAGCCCAGATGATCCAGCAGTTTCAAATTCCCTTGGATCAGGTGGCGGCATTTTTTGGCGGTGAGCAACCACAACCCCAAGATAATCAATATAATCAGTTAGCGCAACAGGTGCAACAGCTTACGGCACACATCACGCAAAGCCAGTACCAAGCGCAAAAACAGAATGAAAGCCGGGCACTCTCGGTAATCCAGCAGTTTGCGAGCGACCCCGCAAACGTGCATTTTGAGGCAGTCTCTGACCGAATGTTGCAGCTTCTCCAAGCGCCACAAGTGTTAGGTGACACAAGTCAAATGTCAGAACGCGAGAAATTGCAACTGGCTTATGACACGGCGGTAAGGCTTGACCCAACCACGGCGCAACAGATATATGCTCAACAGCAACAATCTATGCAAGCGGCAAATCAAGTTCAACGAGCAAAAACGGCGGCAGTACAAGTGAGGGGCGCACCGAGCGCATCTCCTAGTTTTGTCACAAATCAATCTGACAGACGAGCCGTGATAGCCAATGCGCTCCGGCAAGTCGGTTAAAAAGGAGTAAAGTTATGGCATACGCCAACAGTAATTACTCAGACGTTTTGGCAACCACCATTGAATCTCGTTCCGGCATCGTTGCCGACAACGTGACCAAAAACAATGCGTTGCTGACCCGTCTGCGCGAGAAAGGCCGTTACAAGCCCTTCTCTGGTGGTTCGACAATCTTGCAAGAGTTGTCATTCCAAGCAAACAGCACAGCAATGTATTACTCGGGCGCTGAAACGTTGAACATCTCCCCTGCGGATGTGATTAGCGCGGCACAGTTCCCGATTAAACAGGCAGCGGTTGCGGTCACGATCAATGGCCTTGAAATGTTGCAAAACAGCGGCGAAGAGCAAATCATTGATTTGTTTGATGCCCGTTTGGACGTTGCAGAGGCATCCATTGAGAACTTGATCTCGACTGGTATCTACTCGGACGGCACAGCCAACAACGGCAAGCAGATTACTGGTCTGCAAGCTATGGTGGTTGCAAGTCCCAGCACGGGTGTGGTTGGCGGTATTGACCGGGCAACGTGGTCATTCTGGCAAAACCAGACCTTTGACTTTTCCACCGACCTTGGCTCAAGCGCATCTAGTTCCAACATCCAGACTGGTTTCAACCGCCTGTATGCCAAAACTTCTCGCGGCTCTGACGTTGTGGATTTGATCCTGTTGGACAATAACTTGTGGGGATTCTTCATGTCTTCCCTGCAAAACATTCAGCGTTTCCCCGGTTCATCGAAGATGGCAGAGCTTGGCTTTGTTGCATCAAAGTACATGAACGCTGATGTGGTCTTGGACGGCGGTATTGGCGGCAACATTCCGACCTCTACTGGTTATTTCCTTAACACGAAATACATCTTCTTCCGACCCCACCAGAACCGCAATTTCGTCCCCATCGGCGATGAGCGTATGAGTACCAACCAAGATGCCATCGTGCGCTTGATTGGCTGGGCTGGCAATATGACTGCCTCGGGACTCCAGTTCCAAGGCATCATGACCGAATAAGGAGTAATCAAAATGGCAGATTACGTAACAGACGGCAAAATTGGCATTGACTTGACGGCTACCTATGCGTCAACCTCTGCTGGTTCTACGACTCTTTTCCCGGTCACTCCGGGAACTCGGGTCACTACCTCCAACAACGGCGTTTATATTTTCGCCCGTGCGGAATCCGACATTGCGGCTTATGACGCTGTGATTATGAGCACATACGCAGATTCAGCGAGTTCTACTCCTGTTCTCCGCGCTGTGCCTGTCACAACGACAAACGCTAAAGATTTGGGTTTCAACATGGTTGGCTTTGCACAGAATGCCATTGCCTCTAGCTATTACGGCTGGATCGGCATTAACGGCGTTTTGAAAGTCAGCTTGCTGGTTGCTTGCCAACCTAAAGTGCCTTTGTACACCACGGGAACTGCGGGTAAGCTGGACGACACTACTGTGTCGGCTGGTTTCATCCAAGGTATTGTGGCTAACACCTCGGCAACAAGCGCATCCGCGCCTTTCTGTGTGGTTAATAACGCTGGCCTGATGATGGTTGGTGCTGGTTAAACCTAGCCCCCTCTCACAAGGAGGGGGTTTTTCTTAATGAGTTTTTTACCTCTCAAGATAACTGGTAAATGTGTCGCAGATGATGAGACACTATTTACAAACATGGAATCCGCGATAGCGCGGGGACTGCCACAAGTCAAGCAAAGCGAACCCCCCAAGGATGGGACGATTGTTTTGGTAGCTAGTGCGCCAAGTGTCAAGGGACAGATAGAACTCATCAAGAAGATGAAAGCCCAAGGGTTGCCCATAGTGGCGATCAAAGGGGCGCACGATTGGTTAATCGACAACGGGGTGATGCCAGATTACGCATTGGCAATTGACCCCCAAGAACACCGCATTTCTTTCTATAAGCCCCAAGACGGGGTGCATTACATGATTGCCTCACAATGCCACCCGGCAATGTTTGACAACTTGGAAGGCCGCAAAGTCACGATTTGGCATCCTTATGTGATGAAGGGCCAAGACCGCCCAGCTAAGTCTTTGCTGATTGGCGGGGGGACTACCTCGGGTCTCAGGGCTATATCGCTGTTTTATGTCTTGGGTTGGCGGCACTTTGCTTTGTTTGGGTTTGATTCTTGTAACGATGGCGAGACTCTCAGGGTCAACGGCGATGGGCTTAAAGAGGGCGACAAGCTACTAGAGGTCAGGATTGAGCCAGATGGTGAGCCGTTTTATTGCAATGCGTCTATGGCTTTACAAGCCGAGCATTTCCAGACTTATTACGACTATTTACCCGATGCCACCTATGAGGCGTATGGGCATGGCCTGATTCAAGCAATCATTAAAAAACGCACAGAAAATGGCGCGGCATTGCAGCAGATTATCGACCAAGATTACAAGCCAAATGACCGGGTTTCGTTCATCCATTGGGGGGATAAGACCTCGGCAAGCTGGCGGTATCGAGCAAGAATTCCAAGTGCGGGATGGGCAAACATCAATGATTTGCAGGCAGATACTTTGATCTTTGCCAAACCCCAAGCCAATGAATTGATGGACATGGCACGGGCAAAAGCCCGAGGCGCATGGATTGTGGTGGATTTCTGTGATGACCATTTTGATTGGACGCATTACGCCGAGGCATTGCGCCTTGCCGATGTGGTGACCTGTCCAACCGATGAGATGGCCCGTAGGATCAAGGCATTGGGCCGAGATGCGGTGGTTATCCCAGACCCATTTGAATTCCCAGAGGCCATGCCCCATTGCAAGGGAACTAACCTTTTATGGTATGGACACC